TAAAGCCGCGGCTGATGACCTACGCAGGAGAATGAACAATGAGGGCGGCAAAAATTGATGCAAATCAAGAGGCGGTGGTCACGGCGCTACGAACGGCTGGCGCTACGGTGCAGTCTTTGGCTGGTGTTGGTAAGGGTGTACCTGATTTGTTGGTGGGCTATAAAGGCCAAACCCTGCTTATGGAGATTAAGGACGGCTTTAAAGCGCCGTCTGCGCGACTTTTAAACAAAGACCAGCTAAGGTGGCATGAAAGCTGGTTAGGGGGCGCATTGGCGGTTGTAGACAGCCCTGATGCGGCTTTACGCATGATTGGGGTAATCAAGTGAGAAGCCTTGAGCAAAACCGGCTAATGTGGGCAAACCTTGAGGACATTGCCCAACAAGTGGTTTGGTACGGTCAAAAGCTACCCAAGGAAGAATGGAAAGATGTTTTGACGGCTGCGCTGAAAAAGCAAAAGATCGTGCCAGGCATTGAGGGCGGGTTTGTGGTCATTGGCGCAAGGACAAGCAAAATGAGCGTGGCAGAAATGACCGAACTGATTGAGCTGTCATCTATGTTTGGCGCACAGCAAGGTGTTAAGTTTCGAGCAATTGAGGAATGAAATGCCCAGAATGCGGGACTTGGACTATCGTAAAAGAAACGAGAACTTCAACAGGAAACACACGGCGGCGGCGTTTAGAGTGCGCCAACGAGCACAGATTTACAACTTTGGAGACAATAATTGTTTCAAAAACACCAATACGTCAGGTCAAAAAAACTTTTAAAACTGGTAGCGGGTCTTGATTGCCAAGCCTGTGGGTCGGGCAACATGGTGCAAGCGGCGCACACAAATTGGGGTGGTGGCAAGGGTCGGGGCGTAAAGGCTGACGACAATCTGGTGGCTGCACTGTGCCTCAAATGCCATTACGAAATTGACCAAGGCAAAGAGTTAAGCAAAGAGGAACGGCAAAAAAAGTGGTTGGCGGCACACATGGGGACGGTTCATGCGTTAACCCAAGCGGGATTGTGGCCTGTTGACTTACCTATTCCAGCGTTTACAATTGAGCCGCAGTTGTCTCCTTTGCAGGGGCATTGACCCCTGCTTTTTTTAGGATAACCATGAAAAAAGACGTAGCCGACTTTATTTCCACGCTGTTTCACAGCTCTACGGTGACGCATTTCATGCACCTGAGCACCGATTCATACGCCACACACAAGGCTTTGGGGAAATACTACCCAGCCATTGTCGATTTGGCTGATAGCTACGCAGAGGCATACTCAGGCTGTTACGAAAAGATTAAAGATTTCCCTGAGAACTTTCACAACGCCAAAGACCCGCAAAAATACCTTGACAGCATCAAAACCTACATAGAAAAAAACCGTGATGCTTTGCCAGACGACAGCCATTTGCAAAACATTGTGGATGAGATTGCCGCACTGGTTGACAGCACAATCTATTTACTGTCATTAAAATGATTAGGATATTTGCTGGCTATGACCCAAGGGAAGCTGTTGGCTACCATGTGTTTTGTCAGAGCCTGATTGAGCGCACCAGCGAGCCAGTTGCCATAACACCGTTATACGGTACACAGCGGGACGGCACAAACGCATTTACTTACCAGCGGTTTCTAGTTCCCTATTTCACCAAATTCACTGGCAGGGCAATATTTATGGATGCCAGCGATATGCTGATGCTGTCCAACATTGATGACCTGAGTAAGCTGTTTGACCCAACAAAAGCGGTGCAAGTTGTTAAGCACGACTACCTGACCAAGCACCCAAAGAAATACATTGGCACACCGATGGAAGCGGCAAACAGGGATTACCCTAGAAAAAATTGGTCAAGCCTGATTTTGTGGAATTGCGACCACCCAAGAAACAAGGTGCTGACACCTGACTTTGTGGCTGACCACAGCGGCTCAGACTTGCACCGATTCGGTTGGTTGCCCGATTCACTTATCGGTGAGCTACCGAAAGAATGGAACGTATTAGTGGGTGAACAAGACAACAAAAACGCCAGAATAGCCCATTACACGCTGGGCATACCTGAGTTTGATCATTACCAAGATTGTGATTTCAGTAAGCAGTGGCACAATACCAAAAGCCGAATGATGAACGGCTTGATCAAAATGAAAGAAATGGCTGATGTTTGACCTTTTAAAATGGTCAAGAAGCATCGAATTAAAATTACACAATGCGGTTTTTGATAGGTTTCGCAGGCATTCTTTAATTGGCGATCAACCATTTTTTAGCAAAGAATCGCTAAGACCTGCCAAAGAACTAGAGCTGGCGCACCCACAAATCAAAGCTGAAGTGTTAAAGATTCTTGAACGGTACGAGGAACTAACGCCGTTTCAAGTAATGTCGCCAGATCAAGAAAGCCTATCAAATGATGACCGATGGAAATTCTTTTTTTTAAAATGCGCCAACATTAAGTTTAAGAAAAACGCCAAAATGATGCCGCAAACAATGGCGGTTATTGACAAATATCCTGAAATTGTTAGCGCCTACCTGTCAATTCTTGCGCCACATAAGTCTTTGCCGCCTCATGCTGGGCCGTGGCCCGGTGTGCTAAGGGCGCATTTGGGTGTGTTAATTCCAACAGGTAAACAAAAGCCGCACATCATTGTGGATGGGTTTAGGTATGAATGGAAAGAGGGTGAGGTTGTTTACTTTGATGACACTTATGAACATGAGGCACACAACCCAACAAATGAAATAAGGGTAGTGCTGTTTATGGACGTATTAAGGCCAATGTCGTTCCCCTATAATTGGGTAAATCGGTTTATACTTTCAATAGCGATCTTGTTCCCATACATTTGGATACCTTATTTCAGACACAAAAAATGGGAAAAACAATTCCACGGAGGTAAACGTGCCTGATTACAGCCTGTTAGCCCAAGCCCTAAGCCGTGAACCTGGCTTGTCTGGCGCAAGGTATTTGGAGACCGGACAAAACATAACTGATGGCACATTAAAAGGCAAAGGTTTCTTTGGTGAGATACCTGTAAACCAAGGCGGCGCAATGACCGAGTTTTCAAGCGCTTATGAGCAAGACGGCAAAATGGTGTCACACCCATTGCTAGTGCCAACCCTTAACAAACAAGAAATTGACCTGTTAAGAATGGGTATAGAGCCAACGCCAGAGATATACAAAAAAGCACAAGACTATGCACAGCAACGAATCGGTGCAGGTCAAAGCCCATTTGCAAGCCCGCAAGAGTTAAGATACCCCATTCCCATTGAATAACGTAATGCTTTATTATGAATGAGATAACTAAAGTAGTTAAGAATAGAAAAAAAGCTGGCGGTAGGTCTGCGGGTACGCCTAATAAGGTCACAGCGCAAGCTAGAGAGGCCATAGCAATGTTTGTGGATGGTAACGCCCACCGACTTGCACAATGGCTTGATGAGGTTGCTATGGGTGTTCCTGAGCATGACATAAAACCCAACCCTGCCAAAGCCTTTGAGCTATTCCAGTCAGTGGTTGAATACCATGTACCCAAGCTGGCAAGGACTGAGATCACCGGCAAAGACGATGGGCCGGTAGAAATGGTGGTGACATGGGGCGGCGTGAAGTAATCCTGCCATACAGCCCAAGGGCGGCTTTCATGCCATTTCACAACAGGACTGAGCGTTGGTCTTGTTTAGTTGCCCACCGTAGAGCTGGAAAGACCGTAGCCGCCATCAACGACTTAATCAAACGAGCCATCACCGAGGGCAACAGGTCAGCCCAATATGCTTACATTGCACCATTTAGAAGCCAAGCCAAGCGAGTGGCATGGGACTACCTCAAGTTCTACGCCGCACCAGTAACCAAAGCCACAAACGAATCCGACCTCATGGTAGAGCTGGTGAACGGCGCAAAGATCATGCTGTTTGGATCGGACAACGCAGATGCCATGCGGGGCTTGGGTTTTAACGGCGTGTACCTTGATGAATACGGTGACTTCAAGCCTAGCGTTTGGGGCAATGTGATACGCCCCACATTGTCTGACCGGCTTGGCTGGGCGGTGTTTGGGGGAACGCCAAAGGGCAAAAACCAGTTCCACGACATCTACAAGGTAAGCCAAAACGTGCCTGATTGGTTTCTGCTACGCCTACCGGCTTCAGTTTCTAAGCTATTGCCAGACACAGAATTGCAGGCGGCTCGGTCTCAGTTAAGCCAAGATCAATACGATCAGGAATACGAGTGCAGCTTTGATGCCGCCATTCTTGGTGCGTTTTACGGTCAAGAGATGCGCCTTGCTGATGATGAGGGCAGGATTTGTGAGCTACCGTTTGAGCCTGACTCGCCAGTATTTACCGCATGGGACTTAGGCTATCGGGATGACACCGCAATCTGGTGGTATCAGGTGGTTAGGGGTGAGATCAGGGTAATGGACTATTACGCTGTATCAGGCGCAAGCATTGAGGAATTAGCCAACACAGTCATAGCCAAGGGCTACCGATACACCCGCCACTTCTTGCCGCATGATGCCAGAGCCAAAACCTTGGCCTCGGGGGGAAAGTCGATTGTTGAGCAATTGGCTGCACATCTGGGCGGCATGAGCAAGCTGGCGATAGTGCCTGAGATTGGCATACAGGACGGCATCCAAGCGGTGCGGATGATCCTGCCCATCTGTTACTTTGACTCTAGATGCGATGAGGGGCTAGAAGCGTTAAGGCAATACCAGCGGGAATACGATGAGGACAAGAAAACTTTTCGTCAAACTCCACGCCACGACTGGTGCTCACACCCCGCAGATGCGTTTAGAATGTTGGCAGTAGCCTATCGACAAGAGGCAAAAGATCAGACACCGCCCAAGGGCAAGACCCTGCAAACCATCACACTTGATGAGCTGTGGGATTATGAGATGCAACATAAAGAGGAGCGCATATGAGCCAGCCAGTAGCAGAAGTCGGTGGATATAAAAACATCACCGAAACAGGCGCAGTCACAACAGGCCCATGCCAGTTGCTTGGCTTTTACGTTAACAGCACCACAATCGGCACTTTGGTGCTTAGAGATGGCGGGTCAGGCGGCACTGTAATGTGCGGCACGATCACACCAGCCATTGGGTTTCACCGATTTCCTGCCAATGTTGGATCAAGTCTTCATGCGACTATTGCCGGTACTGCATTGAATGTGACATTCTTCTTTGCCAGCGGTAACTGATATGTACGCAGAAAACGGCGCATACGAGGGGGAAGACTCAGGCCCGTATTGGCACGACCAGATTGAGACCGCCATCAAGATATTTGATAAGTGGGAAAAGCGCGGCTTAAAGGTTGTCAAGCGGTATCGGGATGAGCGTGATGCCATTGAGATGCCAAGGATGAAGTTCAACATCCTGTGGTCAAACATTCAAGTGCTGTTCCCTGCCCTGTACGGTCGCCAAGCCAAGCCCGAAGTGTCACGCCGGTACATGGATCAAGACCCTGTGGGTCGCCTTGCATCCACAATGCTTGAGCGTGTCATGGAATACGAGACCACGCAATTCGGTGACTTTGACGCTGCCATGTCTGGTGCGGTGCAAGACAGACTGTTGCCTGGTCGCGGTACGGCATGGATTCGCTATGAGCCTGTAATCGTCAATGACCGCCCCGAGGTCGAGGGTGTGGAGCAAGACGAATCACAGGTTTACAACGCCGTGGAAGACCCGACAGAGCGCATTGATGCGGCTCACAGCCCTATTGATTACGTCTACTGGTCAGACTTCTTGCATTCACCCGCCCGAACATGGGATGAGGTTTGGTGGGTGGCTCGAGCTGTCTACATGACCAAGGAGGAGGGCGTAGAGCGCTTTGGTGACGTATTCAACAACGTCAGCCTGACCAGCTCAAACACCGACATGGACGGCAAGAATCCATTGACCGCCAAGATGACCTACGACAAAAAGG